TAAACCATATACTTTATATGTAAATTATCTTAGTTCTCCAGAAACTGGAGACAATGAAGCGTTTTTTGATGGAGAAACTCTAACATTAGAAACAGGTTTCTCAAATAGTTTTGTTTCTTTCCAAGATGGAGAATCTTTCGCTACTGTTGTTGCACAAAATGCAACTTCAAAAAGTTCTGCGGCAACTTTATCTGCAGGAGTTTATTTTGTTAGAGGATATTTTATTGAAATTCCTGAGCAAACAATTATTTTAGACCCATATAGCAGATTTGCATCATATAGAGTTGGTTTAGAAGTTTTTGAAGAGACTGTCACTTCTGACGTAGCCCCCGATCTTAATGATAATGCACAAGGATTCTCGAATTTCACTGCAACAGGTGCAGATAGATTAAAGATACGAGCATATTTAACAAAAAGACCATTAGATGGAGTTAAATATGAAAACTTTATCGAATTAATGGTAGTTACTAATGGCGAAATTACTGCCATTAGAAAAGATACACAATACAATGAAATTGCAAAAGAATTTGCAAAAAGAACTTACGATGAGTCTGGTGATTACTATGTAAAAGAACCTACTCTTCAAGTAAAAGAAACTTTAAACAATTTAAAAGGAAATAGAGGAGTTTTTCTTGATGATCAAGTAACATATAATGGAAATGCGCCATCAGAAAGTTTGGGCACATACGTAATTAGTCCAACTAAAGCATATATTAGAGGATATGAGGTAGAAACGGTCAGTCCAACATATGTGGACTTTGAAAAACCAAGAACCACAAAAACTCTTGAAAATCAAAGCATTAATTATACCACTGGACCAACATATGCTCTTAATAGAGTAAGTGGTTCTCCAAGCATTGGCATTGCTACAAGTTATACCGTAAGTTTAAGAAATAATAGAATTGGTGCCACTAAAACTGCCGCTGCAGGTAAAGAAATTGGCGTAGCAAGAATTTATGACTTTGCTTTAGAATCTGGTTCTTATAGTGCCACCAACGCAGACGCAAATGTATGGGATGCTTCCTTATTTGACATTCAAACATATACATCCATTACATTAAATCAAAATGTTACGTTGTCAACGCCAACGCACATTAAAGGAAAGGCAAGCGGTGCCACTGGATTCCTAAGATACGGCGTTACTAATGCAGGAATTATCACTGCATACAACGTAAGTGGTAGATTTTCTATTGGAGAAGAATTTGAATTTGATACCATAGCAAATACTAGAGTATCAACTGCTGTAACTGCACATAGCACAAAAGATGTTCAGTCAATCTTTGGTATTGTCGGTAGTGCATCTACTTTTAATGCTGACGTTATTCAAAGTCCTTTAACAAACCTTGGTCAAGTTAATATCACTGGAAGAAGTGGTGGTATTAGCACGGTAACCAATACAGATTTGTCTAAGTTCTTTATCGGTATTACCACTGTTGGAGACTTAGTATCATATTCTGTTCCAGGACTTACTGTTCCAACCTTCTCTAAAGTTGAGTCTGTTTCTCAACACAGTCTGACCTTAACTGGAATTACAAGTGTAACTGATGTTTGTGATGGAGGTCTTCCAAGTTCCGATATCAACCCAAGCGATTTTACGATTCTGTCTTCTAGTTTTCAAGAAGGTTTAGACCAAACTTTATATACAGTTCTTCCAAAACAAAAAATTGCTTCTGTTGATCTAACAGATTCTAATTTAACGATTAGAAAGCAATTTGATGTTGATATTGCTTCTAACTCTACTGGTGCAGTTTCCTCTGGTTCTGCTCTAGAGACCTTCTTGCCTTTTGATGAGGAAAGATATGTTCTTATTAGAACTGATGGAACCACTGAGGCATTAAGTGCAGATAAGTTTGTATTTGGAAGTGGCGGAACAACTGTAACTATTAATGGTTTAGGCACTAATAGTCCTGCAAGGTTAATTGCTACTTTAAGAAAGACAACTGTAACGTCTAAAACTAAGAATAGAAATAAGATAAAAACGATTACCGTTACAAAATCAAAATTACAACAGTCTGGTATTGGAGCAACCACTTCAAATGATGGATTAACTTATGGTACTGGATACGGTACTAGAGTTCAAGATGAAGAGATTTGTTTGCTTCTTCCAGATGTATTTAAAGTTCATGGAGTTTTTGAATCTTCAACTACTTCTGACGCAACTCTTCCAAAATTAACTTTAACCGCTATTTCTGGTCCTACAACTAAAACTGGAGATCTTTTAATAGGAGAAGAGTTTACAAGCAATAATAGCAAATTTACTGGCATATATGTTGGAGCAGTTGATGATTTAAATGTAAATTATATTGCACTGAATGGTAAAAATTTAGTTGCAGGAGAAGTAATTACCTTTAAAAATTCTGGAATCACTGCACTTATCTCTGTAGTTGAAAAAGGTGATAACAATATTAGTTCTAACTTTACTTTCGATAATGGTCAAAGAGATACAATCTACGACTATTCAAGAATAGTTAGAAAACCAAACACTAAGTCTCCAGAGAAGAGACTTAAAATTGTTTACGAATATGCAGATTTCTCTGCCTCTGACACTGGAGATATCACAACAGTCAACAGCTACGATGCTTTTGATTATTGTAGTTTGCCAAGAATTAATGGAGTCAGTGTCTCTGATATAATCGATATCAGACCTAGAGTATCTGAATTTACATCAACAACATTATCTCCCTTTGAATTTGATGCGAGAGAGTTTACTGCCGATGGAAACTCTGCTGCAAACGTTCTTGCTTCCGATGAATCAATCAATATTGATTATTCATTCTATCTGCCAAGAATTGATAAAATTTACCTGACTAAGGATGGTACATATCAACTTATTAAAGGCATTCCAGCAGAAACTCCTTTACCACCAAATAATATTGAGGGTGCTTTAGAGGTTTCAACCTTAACTCTTCCTGCTTATCTCTGCAACGTTGATGGAGTTGGAGTATCTTTGAATGATCATCCAAGATATACTATGGATGATATTAAGAAACTTGATAGAAGAATTAGAAATCTCGAATTCTATACGACACTTACAGTATTAGAGACAGATACCTCAAATCTTTTCATTAGAGATGTCAATGGTCTGAATAGATTCAAGGCAGGATTCTTTGTTGATGATTTCTCTACAACAAGAAATCAAATTAAGAAAACTATTGTAAAAAATAGTATTGATATTAAAAACTCTGTACTGAGACCATCGCACTATACTGATGAAATTGATTTGGTGCTTGGTTCTAATGCACTTATTGGAATTGGAACAGATTCTGATCCAACTGTTGATCAGGCATTTGCGAATGACATTTCTGCAATTAACGTTGTAAGAACAGGCAATACTCTGACTTTAGATTATAGTGAAATTCCATATATCACACAAAACTTTGCCTCTAGAATTGAAAACGTAACTCCTTTCCTTGTTAATTACTATGCTGGAACTATTGAACTGGTTCCATCATCTGATGTTTGGTGCGACACTACAAGTATTGGTTCAAAAACTATTGAAGTTCAGGGTGACGTTACACAAACATATACTCAATTAGAAGCAGGTGGAAATGATCCTAGATCCGGATATGGTCCACTTATCTGGGATTCTTGGAAAACTACTTGGACTGGAGAGGATGAAACTACCGCTAGCGACACTGCTTGGGTTGGTAATGAACTGATTAGAACTGATACTACAAGTAAAACCCAGAAAGGAACAAAAACCCGAACTGGTACTAGAACAATCAGAAGAGAATCATTTGAAACTAGAAGTGGTGGCACGGAGGTAGTTAGTACTCAACTCGTACCATATTTAAGATCTAGAAATATTGAGTTTACTTCAAAGAGAATGAAACCATTTACTAGATTGTATGGTTTCTTTGATGGTGAAAATGTAAATGAGTATATTGTTCCAAAATTATTAGAAATTCAAATGACTTCTGGAGTATTTTCTCCAGGAGAAACTGTTGAAGGAAGAATAGTATTCAACTCTTCTCCAAATTCATCTGCTCAAGTTGCACTTCAAAATTCCACTGCAGGATCATCTGCAGAAGGTGTAGAAGTTCCTCTTGGTAGTGCAAATACTCCACAATCTTCCACCACAAATACAATATCAGAATCTGCAACTGCTCCAGAAATAACGTTTAGAGTTGCACAGTCCAATCATAAGTATGGTCCATACAATAATGCGACTACGGTTTATACGAATAATCCTTATGATCAACTGCAACTTCTTCCTAGCACATATTCTTCAACATCTACCACTTTAAATGTAGATACTTTTAGTTTATCTGAGAAAAATACAAATAATTTCTTTGGACACCTTCAAGTTGGTATGAAACTTGTTGGTAAGACAAGTAAAGCAGAGGCAACTATTACTAACTTGAGATTAGTTTCGGATAGTAATGGAACTGCAATCGGATCGCTTTATGTTCCAGATCCAAATGTTGCAACAAACCCACGCTTTGAAACTGGAACAAAGGTCTTTAGACTTACCAGTAGCAGTAGCAACTCGCAAATTCCTGGATTTGTCAATACTAGTGCAGAAGAAAGATTTGATTCTAGCGGCACTTTAAAGAAAACTCAAGATACTATCTTATCTGTAAGAAACGTCAGAATTGAGACTCAAACACAACAAGAGTCTATAGCAATTACTGGAGCAACTTCGACTACAGTTAAAACAACTAAAGTTGGTGAAAGGCAAGCTCCTACGGGTCCAAAAGTGGGCCCTGGTGATAGTGGTGGCACACCAGTACAAAGAGGATATGAGACCTTTGTTCCTGTAACAGATGAAACTGCATCAACTCTTATTGGTACTTCCGAGAACATCGATCAGGGGCGTCTCAACGCTGTACAAGCAGCATATGTTGATATTTTAGGCAGAAGACCAGATTCTGGTGGTGAAAATTATTGGGCAACAGTAAGGATTCCAGAATTAATAGATCAAGGTTTAACTGAGCAGGAAGCACGCGATCAAATTAGAGTAGATCTTACAAATGATCCAGAATATCTTCTCGGAAAAGGAGCTATTGCTGAACAACAAGAACAATATCAAATTACTCGTGAAGTATCAACACCAGCAGGACCTTCGGAAGTTAGTACAGCAGTAGAAACTCCAGGTGGTCTCGCTGGAAATACTATTCAAAGAAGAGATGAGCAATTAATTATTGCATCGTATAGACAAAATCTGGGAAGAGATCCTGTAGCGGAAGAAGTTAGTAATTGGTTGGGTCACATTGCAGCGACTGGTGGACAGATTAGTGATGCTATTACAGGTATTGCTAATCATAAATTAGCACAAGAATATAGATGCCAAAAGAATGGAAGTGATCCTCTTGGACAATCGTTCTTTGTTGATGAAGAATCTGGCATTTTTGTTACTTCTGTTGACGTATTCTTTAGGTCAAAAGATGATTCGTTACCAGTCACCGCACAACTTCGTTCAACAAAACTTGGTCTTCCAACAAGTGAAATATATCCATTTAGTGAAGTTGTTCTTGATCCAGATCAGGTTCAGGTTTCTGAAAATGCAAGTGTTCCAACCAAAATTACATTTAAATCTCCAGTATACTTAACAGGTGGAGAATATCATTCCATAGTATTACTTTCGGATAGTAATGAGTATACTGTTTGGATCTCTAGACTTGGAGAGATTGATATAACCACTTCTGTATTAGATGAGTCCAGACAAGTTGTTGTTACTGCACAACCACTTCTTGGTTCTCTTTATAAGTCGCAGAACGGACAAACATGGAATCCAAGTCAATATGAAGATCTTAAGTTTACTCTAAACAGAGCAATCTTCTCTCCCGAAGGAACCGTCAATTTCTATAATCCAATTACAAATATTGACACAGATACGTCAAAATTTGTAATTAAGGATGCTGCAGAAATTTCTTCTAAGAGAATTAGAGTTGGTCTTGGTTCTACACTGCAAGAACCAGCCTTGACTTTTGGAAATACCATCAGTCAGCATGGATCTAATGCAACTGGTAACTATGTTGGTTCTGCAGGAACAGCAACTGGAACTTTAACCATTACCAATTCTGGTATTGGTTATACTCCTTCTTCTGGTTATTTCGTATATTCTAATGTTGCTACTAGCAATGTCACTGGAAATGGACGAGATGCAACCGTAAACCTTGCTATTCAAAATGGCGTTGCTCTGGCAGCAACCATCTCTAATGGTGGAACTGGATATTCTGTGGGTGATGTATTAACGGTAACTAGCGTTGGTATAAATTCCCTCGGAAGAAACATTAGACTTTCCGTTGGTGATATTACGGGAATCAATGAATTGATTATCGATAACGTCCAAGGAGACTTCCTTGTTGGAACTGCTGGAACGATGAGATACACCAACAACTCTGGTGTAACCACGGATATCAACGCAAGCACTGGTGCAAACGTCACTATCCCTGCATCCCCAACCAACGTAACTGATGGTCTGCATATTAAGATTAATCAGAAGAACCACGGTATGCATTCTGCTCTGAATAGAGTTCAGATTGCTGATATTGCAGGAGATATTACTCCAACTAAATTGACTGCGAATTATCCTACATCTTCCACTGCGGATATTGTTGTTTCTGACGCAAGTGCGTTCGGAACATTTGAAAATGTAGGTGTTGGAACTACAAACCTTGGATATGCCAAGATTGGTGAAGAAATTATTTCTTACAGTGGAGTATCTGGAAACACCTTAACTGGTATTACTCGCTCCGTTGATGACACTGTTGCATTTGCTTATGAATCTGGAGACTTTGTTCAGAAGTATGAATTGGGTTCAGTTTCTCTACGTAGAATTAACAGAATTCATAACTTGGCGGATTCCACGGTAACTAATTCTATTGGATTAGATCACTATAATATCAAACTTGATATGTCTGAAAATGGTGTAAACAGAAGTGTTGGAACAAGTTTCCCCAAACTCTATCTTAACAGCACCAAATCTACAGGTGGTAGTAAGATCAAGTCTACTGAAAATATTCAGTATGAAATTATTACTCCAATTGTTGAAAATATTACTCCTCAAGGAACTAATATTGAAGCACAAGTTAGAACTATTAGTGGAACCAGTGTTGATGGAACTGAAATATCTTATGTTGATAAAGGATTTGAACCAATCACATTAAATGGTGCAAATTATCTTGATTCTCCAAGATTGATTGCATCTAGAGTAAATGAGACTAACTTACTGTCAACCTTACAAGGCAACAAATCGTTCACCCTTGCGTTGACTTTATCTAGCACTAATTCTGGTCTCTCGCCAGTAATTGACTTGGATCGTGTTGCAATGGTTCTTACTTCAAATAGAGTCAACCAACCAATTACAAACTATGTAACTGATAATAGAACTGCTAATTTAACTGATGATCCAAACGCATTTGTCTACGCTTCCAACCCAGTTGCTCTGGAAGCACCTGCAACTGCTATTAAGATCTTTATGGCAGCGAACATCAATAGATTTAATGATGTCAGAGCATTCTATGCAATCGCAAATGAAGAAACTGACCAGTTGATCTATCAACCATTCCCTGGATATTCAAATCTCCTTCAGAGTGGTCAGGTTATTGATAGTTCTCAAAATGATGGTTCTCCTGATAAGTTCTTCACTAAGTCTGATACACTCGCACTGGTTGAAAGTCAAGTAAGATATACTGATCTTGAATTTACAATTGATAATCTGCCATCCTTTAAATACTTCAGTGTAAAACTTGTTGGAACTTCAACTAACCAAGCATATCCACCAAGAATTAAGGACTTTAGATCTATTGCCCTCGCATAATTATGGACTACGCAAAAGTAGAGGGTCACGTAAGTCTTGTACGTGACCCCAGTACAAACGCAATTTTAAATGTAAACATGAATGAATATGAAAGATATATCGCTCAAAGAGAAGAAAAACAAAAAGAAGATCACAGAATAGAAAAAATTGAAAGTGAAGTTTCTGAAATTAAATCAAACCTTGACGAAATCAAAGATCTTCTTAAAAATCTATCTAAATGATTTGTATTTGAAGTCGTTCCCTAAATATTACAGGATAAGTTGTAGAAATGGCGCAACCATCATCTAGACAAGAATTAATAGATTATTGCAAAAGGCAACTTGGCGCACCAGTGTTGGAAATCAACGTTGCTGATGAGCAAGTTGAGGACTTAGTAGATGATGCTTTGCAATATTTTCACGAGAGACACTTTGATGGTGTCACTCAAACTTTTTTAAAATATAAGATAACTCAGGAAGACGTTGATAGGGGAAGAGGAAATGTTGGAATTGCAACCACAACTGCATCTACAACAATAGTTGGTACTGCAACTACCTTTAGTTTTGAAGAGAATAGCAACTATCTCCAAGTTCCTCCACATATCATAGGAGTCAATAAAATATTCAAGTTTGATGGTACTAATAGTATCACAAACAATATGTTCAGTGTTAAATATCAACTATTTTTGAATGATATTTACTTCTTTGGTTCTACTGAACTATTGACTTATGCGATGACTAAAACATACCTTGAAGATATTGACTTCTTGCTTTCTACAGATAAGCAGATAAGATTTAATCAACGTCAAGATAGACTTTACTTAGATATTGACTGGGCAAGTGCAGCAGTTGATAGTTATATTATTATAGATTGTAATAGACTTTTAGATCCAAACGATTTTACTAGAGTCTATAATGATTCTTTCCTTAAGAAGTATCTTACAATCTTAATTAAGAGACAGTGGGGACAAAACCTTATTAAGTTCCAAGGTGTAAAACTTCCTGGTGGTATTGAACTGAACGGAAGACAAATTTACGATGATGCTCAGAGAGAACTTGACCAACTGATGGAAAGAATGTCCAATACATATGAACTTCCACCTTTAGATATGATTGGATGATATGCTTAACCCATTTTTCCAGCAAGGTTCAAAAACAGAGCAGTCTTTAATACAAGACCTTATCAATGAGCAACTTCGTATGTACGGAGTTGAAGTTTATTATATTCCAAGAAAATATGCTACAACAAACACTATTATAAGAGAAGTTGTAGAATCTAAATTTGATGATGCATATCCTCTTGAGGCATACGTAAACACTTATGAAGGATATGATGGTCAGGGAACCATATTATCTAAGTTTGGCGTTCAACCAATAGATGATTTAACTCTTACAATCTCAAAAGAAAGATTTGAAGAGTATATTACGCCACTCACAAAAAATTTACCAGATATTGAACTTGCTACTAGACCTAAAGAGGGAGATTTAATTTATTTTCCTTTAGGAGATAGATTATTTGAGATTAAATTTGTAGAGCACGAGAAACCTTTCTACCAACTTCAAAAAAACTATGTTTATGAATTAACTTGTGAACTCTTCAGATATGAAGATGAAGTTCTGGATACTGGAATCGATGAGATTGATGATAATGTTAAAGACGAAGGTTATATTCAAACTCTGACTCTTGTTGGTAGTGCGGCAACAGCAACAGCAAATACTTATATTGTTGACGGTGGTGTAAGACTCTTTACACTTTCAAATAGAGGTAATGATTATTCTTCTGCACCAAGAGTTGCAATTTCTTCTGCACCATCTACAGGTTTAACTGCCGTTGGAGTTGCTACAATGATTGGCGATTTAGTCGATTGTAGCGGCGATAAATCAGATTCTAAGGTTCAGGGGGTAGAGATAGTAAATGCTGGTTATGGATACACTGTAGCGCCTTCTGTGGCGTTCTTTGGGGGTGGTGGAGCAGGTGCAGCAGCAACCGCTACAATTGGAGATGGTGTCATTGGAATTGTTACCGTCACCAGTGGTGGTTCTGGATACAGCACTGCACCAGGCGTTTCCTTCACTAATGAAGTATTTGAATCTGGAGTCACAACTGCATCTGCAACGGCACATGCATATATCAATGGTGCAGGTATCGTAACCGCAGTTTATATCACAAATGCCGGTCTTGGATATAGTATTGCTCCAACAGTTCAAATTTCTGCACCAATTGGTTATGGTGCTACTATTGGAATTGGTACGTTTGCTTATAATGAAGTTATCACTGGAAGTGTAAGTGGAAATACTGCTCGTGTAAGAGAGTGGGATGCAACAACAAATACCTTAGAAGTTGCAAATCTTACTGGAGACTTCTCATCGAAAGATATTATTCAAGGTGCAGAATCTGGAGCAATTTATAAGGTTAGAGTTGTCAATACAGACAATATTGTTGACCCATATGCTCAAAATGATATCTTTGAAAGTGAAGCAGATAGCATTCTTGACTTTACCGAACGCAATCCTTTTGGAAATCCATAAATAGTGTATCGTATTGTTTGAACAATGTTTGAGTATTTCTACCACGAAATATTAAGAAGAACCGTCATCGGATTTGGAACGCTCTTCAATGATATTAATATCCGACATACGGATTCTACGGATAATACTGTAAGTGAACTTAAGGTGCCACTTGCATATGGTCCTACTCAAAAGTTTCTTGCTAGATTAGAGCAGGTTGCAGACCTGAATAAACCAACGCAGTTATCTCTGCCAAGAATGTCTTTTGAGATGATTGGATTGAGTTATGATCCTGCAAGAAAAGTAACTTCTACTCAAACATTCATTTCTGCTCTTGAAAGTGATAAGAAAAAGGCACGAAAGACATTTATGCCTGTTCCATATAATATGGCATTTGAATTAAGTGTATATACAAAGTTAAATGATGATATGCTTCAGATTGTGGAGCAAATTTTGCCATACTTCCAACCCTCATATAATTTAACTATTGATCTCGTAGATCAAATCGGAGAAAAAAGAGATATTCCTGTGGTATTTGAAGGCATCACAATGTCTGATGATTATGAAGGCAACTACCAAACTAGGAGGTCCCTAGTCTATACATTAAGATTTACTGCAAAATCTTATCTGTTTGGTCCTATTTCCGATCCCTCCAAGGATATTATCAAGAAGGTTACTGTTGGATATGTTGCAGGAGGGAAAACTCCAACTCCATCGAGAGAGTTCACATATTCTACACAACCAAGAGCAACAAAGAGTTATGCAGATAATGTAATTACTTCTCTGAAAGCGGACATTACAGATATTGCAACTGTTCTTCAGGTTAACGACGCATCTTCTATCGCTGTTGGTGGAGTTCTCGTTATCGATGATGAAAACTTCCGTGTTGCATCTAAATCTGGAACTAAGATTACTGTTGAAAGAGGATATGATTCAACAACTGCAACCAACCACGTATTGGGAGCAGACGTTAAATTGATTACTGCAGCAGATGCAGATCTTATCGAATTTGGCGATAATTTTGGTTTTGATGGATTCTAATTTTTATGGCAAACAAGTTTGACGATTTAAATGACGCTTTCAATGTTGCGGGAGATATAGTTCCTGCAGCAACAGAAAAAACTGAAGTTATTCCTAAACAAGAAAAACCAGAAAGACCAG